TTCTAATTTTGTTTGAGTTCCTTTATCAGCAAACATAGTTTTTACAGCGTAGCTTTTTTGACCAAACTTATCTGGATCAATATAATAAAATCTTCTTAATCTCCAGTCGTGTTGCATTTCTATAAAACCTCCTGCTAAACCTACTATATCAGGTTTGATCTTTCTAAAGTGTATCTCGTAAATATCCGAATCTTTACTCTCTTTATGCGCACTTATTATACATTTACCGTTATTATTCCACTCTGAACCTCCCATTAAAGTGTATTCGTTAGCAGGTCTTAATTTACCTTCTTTATCATAATCTTTTTCCGTTGGGTTTTTAGGGTGTATAATAGTAAAAAAATGTATATTATTATTTTCCGCTAACTCGTTTCTATAGCTTAATATTTCAGCTAAATAACTTGTACCTCTAGATGAGTCATGTTTCATGAAATTCCAAGAATCTATAACAGCACTATCGTATTTATTAGCTATTGCATATTCCCAAAACTCAGCAGGAGATAATCGTTCTTTAAAATCGTTTCTAATAAGAACGTGAAAGTGTTCTCTAACCCAAGCCATAGCTTTATACATCTCAGCTTGATTAATTTGATTATCATAATCTTTTCTAAATGTTTTTCCAGTTAATTTGTGGATAAGTCTAGAATACACATCTTGGTGGTTACCCGAATCAGGTACGTAAAGTAAATGTTTCCACCCGTATCGCTGTGATAAACTCATTAATAAATCATCTAAAAATAAAGTTTTTCCACTTCCAGGCCAACCAGTTAAGTCGGTAACTCCACCTTTTAAAACAGTATAACTAGTATCTATAATATCAAATCCCGTTTTTAGTCCTGGTTCAGCTCCTTTAATTAAAAATTTATCTAAGTCTTTTTGTAGCTTATCAGCAGATATTATTTCAAATCCTTTCATTAAGCTCTATTTACAAATTTAATATAATTTGAATCCGATAATTGTTTAATCTCTTTAAATTGCTCAGGTGTTATTAATTTAGCTTCTAAGTCTTTATAAAGTCTAGAAGAGTCTATTTTTTTACTATCATCTTCTTTTAGTTCTTGCATATAACTTTCAAATTTATTTTTAGGCGGTTCAAAATCTAGATCAGGTAAGTTATTTAAAAATGTCGTAAAGTCAGATAAAAATATACCATCTCTTTTTCTAGTTTTTAGAATCCATTTTATTTTAGCTTCTAAAGATTCTTTAGTTTCTGATTTATTTAATAGTGTTTTAATTTTGTCTTTACACTTTTTACCTTTAGTTATAGCCCTACCATTAATAAAACATTTAGTAGGATAAAGATTATAAATATCATTTACAATTTCATCTATATTATCTTCTTTTTCATTATTATCATTCTTGTATGTGTCCTCTTGGTGTCCTTTTGGTGTATCGTTTGGTGTTCTACTTGGTGTCTTTTCTTGCTGAAATTCATCGTAATTTAATACTGTAACTACTTGAGTAACATTACTTTTCTCAATTTTTATTTGGTGTTCTTTTTCAAGATCTTTTAAAAACTTTTTTACCTTGTTTCTTGACCACTTCCAACGATCAGATAAACCTTTTTCACTAATACCTAACTGACCTCTTTTAACATCTATTTTAATTCCTCTTTTATAAAAAAAAGAATCTTTATGATTAGCTAAAAGTATTAAATCTACCCATGCTTGACCACGAGAAAACGACTCGCATTTCCATAAAGGATTATCTGCAATTTGTCTATGTAATTTAATCCACCCTTGACTCATTGTAAATTTTTATACATTAATATTCAAAAAAAATTACTTTATTTTGTTTTTAAAAATTTCTTTAACTATAATTTCCTCTCCTTTTTTCCAGTTATCTTTTTCTATTCTTGAATCCAAAGTAGGTCTTGTTATTCCTATTTCTTGTGCTAAATCAACCTTAGTGAGGTAGTTAAGTAAGATATTTATTCGTTCTTTTGTTTTCATATTGCTAATTTATAAATAATAATTCAATAAAAAAAGTAAGTAATGTAAATTTTTATACAATTTATTTTAAATAAAAAGGGAGTTTTTACACCCCCTCTTTTTTGATCATAACACAGCCTAGTGCGTTTTTAATTAAATTTACTTTTTCTCAGAAAGGGAGATCATCGTTAACTTGTGCTGCTGTTGGTGTGCTGTTATTACCTACATTATCCTTAACCCAAGTATTAACACTAACCGCGTGAGTTTTACCATACGCATCTACTTCTTTCTTCTTAGAAATAGTTAAGTTAATATACTTCTTACCTTTATACTCGTTAATATGTTCTTGTGGTAAGTCATCTAAACATACTGAGAAGTTTACAAATCCGTATTGTTCATTTTCTTTTCCGTTTCCTACGTAAATCTTTTTGTTTTCCATTATTCTATTAAATTAAATTGATTAAATACTATTTCTGCTATTTCTTCTTTTACTCGTTCGTAATCATCTTCTTCTTGATCTAAAACTCCTGCTAATTTTAATTCTGTTCTCATTAGCTTAGACTGGATAGATAAGCTTTTAAATCTATACTTCATACCTTGTCTTAAAGTCCTTTCATCAATTAAAGACAATGATTCGTCAAATAAATCCCATATTGCTACGGTCATCATTAACTGTTTTTGTGTTTTTTTATTCATTTTACTTTATTTAATAGTTTATTAATATACTCTTGAATCTCATTTACACGCTCTCTAATAGCTTTTACATCATCTTCTGAATACTCTACCTCAAAAACTTTTATACGATACTTAGAATCTATGTTTTGATAGCTTACAACTTTATTATAATATCCTAATAGATCCTCAGGTGTATCCATTAATACATAAACTACTTTAGCTTTTCGTTTGCCAGTTAAGTACATATAAGCTTGTAATTGATAGTAGTAATCTTTGTTAGGTAACTCTTTTTCAAATAACGGAAAAGTAAAACAATCCCAACTATTTTTAATATCGATAATTTCATCTTTTGTAATAATGTCAGGAGTACCAGTTAAAAAATCGTTTTGAAAATATTCTTCGTTTTTAATCATAAACTCACCAAATTGATCGCTTACGAAATCTATAGCATTATCTTCACATCTATGACCTTTCTCGGTGTACTTAGAAGATATATCTTTATTAACTCCGTATATTTTTGATTTTAACCACTCGTCTACATAAGAGAGAGTTGTTTTACTTAACTCTCCCTCTTTTTTTGAGTTAGTCATAATCTTACCGACTGCTGACGCTCTAATTTTGAATTTCATCTTCTAGCTTCTTTTGAGTGTCCTTACTTACTTTGTACTTCTTTAATACTTGCTCGATAGTATAACCGTCTTTCATAGCTTTAACTACTTTATTCCAGTTAGCATCGCCTGGATTTAACCATGTTTTATCATCTTTAACCTGTTCTCCTGACGCATCGGTATCTTTATCCGTTACAAGTCCTAAAGCACTTGATAAAGCGTATCTACGATAGTAAGTAATAGCTGAACCCATAACTTGGAAGAAGTTCATACCTTTTAACTGTACGTCTGTAGGTATAGTCATTGTGCTTTCTAAAGTTTCTCCGCTTTCCGCGTGGAAGATAATAGTTTTAATTGAGTCGTTTTCTAATAATTGAGTAAACCCTAATCCGTTTTCTTTTAATAATGGGTTTATCTTCTCAAAGATAGTAGGTAAATCCGCGTAACTATACCCGTACCCCTCAGTACCTTTATGGATCGTTGGTACTTCTTGCTGAAAATTTGCTAATGCTTTAAATAAGTTTTTCATAGTTTAAATTTATTCGTTAAATATATTACTGCTAAAATAATTAAATTCTCAAGACCCACAACCAAAGCACTCAAACCCTCCTTGATCGTTCTCCATTTTGTATTCTTCCCCTTTTTCATAAGCTTCTAAATGTTGTTTACATTGATATTCTAAAGCTGATTTTTCTAGTTTACTTTCTACTTTGTTAATCTCGTTTTGGTAGTAGTCAATAATTTCTTGTTTACTTTGCATATTTATTAGATACTTTAAATTGTTTACACCACTCGCTAAAACTTCCTACAGTTTGTTTTTCTCTCCATTGATGAATAGTTCTCGATCCGTCAGGGAATACACTTGACTGTACTCCCTTTGCTAATCCTTTAAATGTGTTTTTCATAGTTTAAAATTTAAAGTTTAATTCTCTTTTTAGTTTATCAGTTAATTCTAATTCGTACTCTTCATCTTCAGTGTAAACTCTGATTTCCACAACTTCTGCAGAACCAGTGTAATTATACTCATCTTCATCAAAGTAATTACCACTAGTGTACTCTAATTCCAAGTTATGATTGTATTCAATATCAAGTGTGAAACCTAAGTCTATATCACCCTTATAAGCTTCAATATAAACTGAATTACTAGAATTATCAATAAGATCTTCTGGATTAACTTCTACTTGGTCAAAAATAAACTTCTTAACTTTTCGATCTAAATTTTGTGGGATTGTTTTCATTATTCGTGTTTTTTATTCGTTTGTATAGTTCAAATATACTAACAACTTTTTAATTACAAAACTTTTTAACGTATTTTTTTACAATTAATTCATAACTAACTGATAACTAATGCGATTAATTTTAACAAAAAAAGAGCCTACTAAATTAGTAGACCCCCTTTAAACTATGAAAAAAACCTATGAAATAAAAGAAAATATATTTAACTTCTTAATTAATGTTTCAGCATCTTCTAAATCTAACCAACCCGCTATTACGGATATAATTATAATAGACATGATAGCATATCCAAATAACCTAGCGTAGTCAATCTTGCCTTTAGGTGCGTGTTCCGTGTCTGTTTCTACTTGTTCTTTAATCTCCGTTGCTATGTTACCAACTACTGGTACAGCTTTTAAAGCTCCAGTAAATAAACCTTTTAAAATACTTTTCAATTTCATTATAATATATGTTTTAATCTATTTGCCCAACCTTTAATATATTTGTATTGACTTGGGTTATTACCTACTATTTCCATGTAATAAAACGCTCTAAAAAGTAAATAACGCTCTAAGCTTAAATTTTCACACGCTTTTAATGTTATTTTACCTATAATGCCATCGTCTTTAACTCCTGATGCTCTTTGAAGTATTTTAGCCGCTCCTTTTACACCATGATTAACCGCAGCGTCAAAATGAGCATACTGTATATCTTTATTCAATAAATCGGCTTTACAAGGCTTTACATAATCCTGAATATATAACTGTTTAGCTCTTTCTATTGTAAGATTCTTAATATCCTCGTTAGGATACGCTTTTTTAGAAATACCGTATTTAGTTTCCCCTCCTCTATCGGTAGGATCATCTACATAACCGCCCTCTAATTCTATTACTTTATCTAACCATTCCATATATTAAATATACAAAAAAAATCAATCCCTTAAAAGATAATTAATAAATGAACTAACCGCTGTAATTATTCCAGCAGCTGTCCATTTCATTTTCTTGTCATTCTCAATGTATTTAGTATTCTTATCTACTTTATCTACTAAACCGTCTATTTTTAGATCATCATTACCCACTAATGCTGAGTAAATTTTATCTACCTTGTCATTCAAATCTTTAATCTGTTGCTCCATTAGAAAAATACTCTATTTAAGTCCTCATCACTAAATACGTAGCAAGACTCGGTTAATAATAATTCATTCGATAGAGTGTAGTCTAGATTAGTTGATGATGATTGATCGTATAGATAAAAGTAATAATAGCCAGAGTCTAGTTTAATAGTTCCATTTACAGGATCATCTACACCCGCTACACCTGGCTCTGTCATTTGAGCCACTACAAAAGAACAACTAGCTAAATCGGTAACAATATAAGCAAACTCTTTATATGTAGTTTGGTTTACCATTCTTACAAGATAATACGGATTAGCTAATGAACTACTAACGTAAAATATTAAATCGTTTGTTTGGTTTTGCGTGATTGTCATAATTAGTCTTTTTTAACATTATTAGTTAGTCCTATAGCTTGAATATTAAAATTACACCCTTATAAATATACTATTGTTTTCAGTATTATTGTAAACACAATAACCGATAATTATTTGTGACGTATCATATGTTGTGATTTTTGTGTAATCAGAATTATCTAAATATAAAGTAGTTCCCTCTGCAACTGATTCTACGTTTGAAGGATAAGGCGTGTTAGGTTGTAACGTAATATTCCACCCGTCATCATTAACACTACTATCTGACCTAAAATAAAATCTTATGTATCTATAACCTGTATTAACTGTTACAGGAAATGTACCACTTGATAATAAAATTGCTCTCGCTGTATCTTTAGGTAAAATATAACCATTATCAGCACCTGTACTATTCCAAGCATTACTACCAAAAAAACTATCACTCCAAGTAGGTGTAGAAGTAGTTGATTTTTGTAACCATTGGACACTTAAATTATTAAAGTTAACACCATCATTAGAACCTTGAATACCTAACCTATCGTACATTCTATATGTTGAATGCTCAAACTGAAAACTATTAACTATCATATCTACTGTATAACCTGCTTGTGCATCAAAAGTTATACTATAGTTTTCATTACTTGTGTAATCACCACCAGTATCTCCACTATCAACAAAAGTTGTAGAGTTAGTCAAGTTCCTTGTAGTATTGTTCGATATATTGTTTAAAATTACAGTTTCTGCTGAAGTTAAGTACGTTGTATCTCTTCTTGCTGTTACTAAACCTTTTGTTAGTACGTTTACTGTTTGACCTGTTGTAACTGTATTTAAAGCTATTCCTATGTAATCGTGTTGTAATGGTAAAGTACCTACTGATACTGCTGTAACTACACCTGTAGAACTATAGTTATAAAATACTGGTTGTCCACATTGGATATTGTTACCTGCTGTAAAACTTATACCTGTACCTATTAAATCTTGACTTGTAACACTTGTTAAGTTTACCTTGTTATTAGTTCCCGATACATTCTCTAGATTTAAAAAACCCGAAGATGTAGCCTCCCCTCCATTTAATATGCCTTGATAAGCTCCCATTATAATACGTATGTTATTATGATTCTACCGCCACTTGTTGTAGGAGGTGTGTAGCTTATAGCGTTTACAGTGTCGTTTGTTCCGTTAGGACTAAAACCTGCAAAGTATTTATTAGGTACTGACACACCGTTTAAAGTACCTCCATTACCTTCAAACAAAAGACTAACGCTTTGTACTCCTGCTGTTGTACTACCTGCTGTAGTTGCCTCAACGGCACTTATGTTTCTTTGAGAACCTGTAAGCTCTGTTATTATATCGTCTTGTTTTGATTGTGTAGCTAGTCCAGTAGTGTCTACGTTTGCGTTTATAGATAGTTTATAAGCGTTTAACTGGTTAACTAAGTCTTGTATGTTTGTACTACTTGGAGATGTTACGTCTAAGTAAGCTATATTATGACGAGTATAGCCGTCGGTTTCTACCGTTATTGTAGTACCGTTATGTGTATAGTCTACTTCTCTTAAATTATAATCATAAATAGAAGTACCTATAGTTATTCTTACTTTATCTCCGTTTTGAACAAAACTAGCCATATTATCCCTCTAAATCTTCTCTAGTTATTCCTTTGCTTCTTTTCCACTCGTCCCAATTATCCTCATCGTCTAAAACGATACCACTTTGCCCATATCCATCGTATAATAAATCTGTATTATGTAAAGAATTATCTCTAAATAATGGATAGTCGGTATCTTTGTCGCATAAATATTTTATTAACTGATCTAAATAATATTCAGCTTTCTTTTTAGCCATGTTTCTACGAATTTCTAAAGAACGTGAATCTATTGCTACTGCGTCCTCAGTAGATTTAGATTGAATACCCGTAGGGCTAATTTTAGAATGTAAGTAAGGATAAATCTCATAAGCAACCCACCAAGCTAAAGCAGGTTTAAGTCCTCTAAATAATCTATCATCTCCATTTAATAGAGTAGTATTTAAAGCTGTTAAAGTGTCGTTTTCTACCTGATCTAATAACTCACTATACAAATCCTCGCCTAAAGCACCTCTAATATATAAATCCTGAGATATAGTTATATTCCATGATACATTAGACGTTTGTACGTTATTAGGTATATCAGTCCAGTTTTTTACTTCCTGTTCCGTTATCAGCTTCGTTTCTGCTATACTCATAATTTATTATTTTATATACCTCCCGTTGAGTTTACTGTTACATTTGCGTTTACTGGCGTTGTAGCTACTTGGTTATGACTACAATTATCAGCGTTAACTGTTTGTGCTGTACCCGAATAAATAGCGTTAGCCGATGCGTTAACTACTGAAAAAGTGCAATTCATAAGATAAACACTAGCTCCTCCTAAACTATCAACGTCTAAAGCGTGACCTAATGCGTTATTGTAATCGGAAATAAAAGAACAGTTACTGAACTTGGAGTTATTAACACCCCCAAAATTAATAATATCAGCACCCATTCCAGATTCAGCTGTAAATGTGCAATTAGTAAATTTATTATTTTCTCTTACTATTAAAGCGTAATTCCCTGACAAGGAAGTTATATTACAGTTACTTAACTCACTTCCAAGAACAAAAGCTCCAATTCCACTACCTGCTACTATTTCGCCAAAAGAACATTTGACTGAATTGTTAAAACCCGCCGCATAAATACCTGACGCAGAATAAGCGTCAAAATGACTTAATTTATCATTATTATAACTAGCGTTAATAGCGTAATTACTCTGACTTCTAGCTACAAAATGACTGCATTGTCTTGAATGATTATCATTATCTAACATTAAACCTATACCGCTATTAGAGATTCCTGTAAAATGACTTGCTATTGTCGCACCACTAATAAATACACCATGACCGCTTCCTTTGCTTTCGCCATAGAAGTTTGTAATATTTCCAGTAAGTATATATACACCGTTACTATTTCCTAAAGATATTCCAGTAAAATTCTTGTAATTTCCACTTAACCAAATACCATTATTATTACCACCACAAATAAACTTACTTCCTCCTAAATCATTAAACAATCCGTATTCGTTACTAGGAGAGGAAATATATAAATAACCAGCATTATAAGTATCATTATACACAGTTACATTTGACATTTTAATAGCACCATAAAAAGTAGCATATCCGTATAAAGTGTAGGCATTTGCCGTAGCGTTTAATCTTTCAAGATACCCATTAATAATAACTAATTCTTGTTTTTCTGCGCTGTTATTTTCAAAATTAAAAGTCAACAAGTCATCTCCATTGGCTTGGTGGTTATACAACTTAAAACCGTTTAAATCAATCGTTAAACTCTTAAAATCATAACCATTCGTAGCAGTTATATCAATTTGACTTGTAGCTTCGTAGTTATCATAAAACTTTATCGTGTGATGCAAATCTCCTACTTTAGTTTCATTTAATGCACTTTCAAATGTAGCAAAGTAAGTTGGTATTCCACTTCCTCCCTCTGAAAATAATTCAAATACACCATAACCAGCACTCAAAGCCACCCAATTAGAACCATCATAACGATAAAGACCTTCTAAGTCCGTATTAAAAACTAATTCGTTGGTTGATGGAGATGATATAGCGTTCATTTGTGCCGTTGTGACACGGTTTATTAAAATACCGTTATCAGTTGATGAGAATATTACTTTTCCATTACTAAAAGTTTGAGTATTACCGTTTAAGTCGTAAGTCCTATTACCGTCCGAAGTTAAGTCAGTATTAGCTATATTCGTATCACTACTTCCTCCGACTGTTAAATCAATAGTTTCTACTCCTCCGTCATTAGTCTCCGTTATAGTTACCGATGCATCACTAGAAGTAAATTTATTAATCAAATAATCTGGTTGAGTATCGTTATCGGATACCTTAACCTTATTAGTACTTTCCGCACCCTCTAAAAATATACCTAAATCTAATGCCATTACTCTTCTTTTTGTACGTTATCTTGCACGTTATCCATACCATCTAACTCATCAAGTCCTAATACTTTAGTTCTTATTTCGTTTTTAGTCATTGTTTGAAGCATTAACTCATCACTAGCTAATAAATCAATAGGTTGAGAAGGTTTAATACTACATTCTACATCTATACCGTTAAACTTTAATACATCTTGTAATTTATCACAAATAAGCATTTGAAAAGGTTTAATAACAGTATTTTGAAAATACTCCATAGATACTCTATTAATACTTTGATCGGATTGTAAACCTGTAGCAACCTTAACACCCGCTAAAGCTAAAGGTACTCTATGAGCAGCTACTATCTCCTCGTTTATTTTACCACTTAAATGAGCGTACATATCGTGAGAGTCATTAACAGGAATAGCATCTACTTGAGTTTTCATATCGGGATTAGTAGACCATGTTACAACTACCTTACCCGCGTTTTCACTCCCTACGAATTTATCGTTAATTGCTTTCTCTACTTTTTTACGTTTACCTGCATCGCTTAAATCCTCGAATAAATGAATATGCATAGAACCTACCATGCCATTATCTATATTATTCTTGTGTAGTTCTGCTATTTGTGCCGATATTTCTATATAATTTAGCGATCCTATATAACTAGGCTCAGCGTAGAATAATTTACCAGGTTTATAAAATTTACCTTGTATTAATTCTCCTCTTTTTCGTTTTAATTCGATATCGTTTGTACCCCATATTGCTATAGGTTTAGGTCTGTATATTTCCTCCTCTGGTTTGTAGTTTACTTTAGTAGTAGCGTACTCCCAATCAGGAGAGAAAAAGAACTCGTTTACTTCTCCCATATTATCCATTTTACCCGAACGAATATAAGAAAAGTCTATATGTTTTAATTTCGCTACATTTCCGCCTCTCTCGAATATACTTTGCCAATAAAAACCATCAAAATAAGCACAATCTACAGCCGTTTTCTTTAAAAAATCTTTACCTAAAGACTCTACAAAAGCCTCAGCTTTCTTAACTTGGTTTCTATTTCCATCAAATATAAACCCTTGACCTTGAATGAATTTATGTTTAGTTTCTAATAAAGCATTATGAATAGCACAATTATCTGCTAAATCAATTAAATACTGAGGGAATAAGTTATCTTTACCAAAGAAAACCCAGTCTTTTTTCTTATGTAGTCTAGTGTTTATACTAGGTGCTACAGTTTCAGTAGTTAAATTGACAAAGAAAATATTACTTTTATCCTTGTTTTCTTCCATTTTTCGCGAATATAATTAAATATAGTTATTGTTTGTTTTTATAAAAAGTACGCAATTTAAAAAGAGGTTTACACTCTATTATCTTATGATTAGGATAATAAGGAAAATCATCTCCTAATTTAAAATTATGATACTTTTCTTTAAATAAATCAATTTTATCTAAAAAATTAACCCTAGCAGCTGCATTATCTAACTTGGAATCTATATCATATCTTAACCAACTAAAATGATGCATTAAAACCTCATTAGCATCAAACACCCTAGAAGGGTTAAAAGGTTTAAACATACAAGACGGATCAACTACTACCGGAGCTTTATTACCCATATTAACCCTAACAGAGCAAATAAAAGGCATATAATAACTCTCGTAAGGCATTAAACAAAGATTATTCTCTTTGAAATACGTTACCATTTTAGTATAAGTTGTTAAATAACCGTTACTTTCTACTTGTTTTTTAGCGTATTGTACCTCTTTGGTTACATATAGATGATCCGTAGCACTTAAAAAGAAATGAGTACACCCTAACTCACGAGCTTTATTTATCAATCCTTGATGCTTGTTTTTTTCATTAGTCTTAGAGTCTACGCTTAAATCTGGATTAAACTCTATGTAATTGTATTGTGGGTTCTTATCTTTCCAATATAAAAACTCATCGCTTATATTACCGTAGTTACTTACTAATTGATAACTAATAATAATCTCGTCTACTTCGCTTTTTACTGATTCGATAGCATCTTCTAACAACTCAATACCATTAAACACCGTATAACATACCGCTAACTTCATAAAAAATCTTTTTCAAATTCTCTACCTAATATCATTACATCACGCATAGATAAATCTAAATCTGCTATCTTCTTTTTGTTATAACCTATTACTTTATTTACTCCTACTACTTTAATAAACGGATAAACATTTTTAGTAATACTTGATCCCATTCCAACCATAGAGCCTTGTCCTATAATTTTTCTTTGGTGTATCTCAGCGTTTAATCCTATTGTAGCGTAGTTATGAATCTGTGTATGACCTCCAATGTTAGCTCCACTTGATATAGTTACATTATTACTTATTACTACATCGTGACCGATATGCGATTTAGTCATAATGAAATTATCATTACCTATTATAGTATAACCTTTTAAAGGCTTATCAATAGTTACATGATGATTTATTAAATTGTTATCACCTATTTTTATTTTACCTTCAAACTTTTTAGCTCCTCTTATTTCTCCATCACCACCTATAACTATATGAGAACCTATAATATTGTTTTTTCCTATTACTACTCCTTCATTAATTACTGTATAAGCTCCTACAGTAGTTCCTTCTCCTATTATTACACTAGGGTGTACTATAGCCGTATTATGAACTCCGTTATGGTAAATATTACTTTCCATATTCTAATATTTTAAGCGTTTCTATTTTAGGTAAATATTGGTTAAATATAGTTTTAGCGTGTACTATTTCACTGTTATCGAATTTACGAAATTTAGTAACGTTATCTTCGTTTTTTAGATCAACTATTAAAAACTTATTCTTTGATGTAGTAACGTGCTTTTTAACGTTTTTAAGCTTATTCCACATAGTATAATCTATAGAGTGATGTTGATTATCCCAAGCTTCCCAATTTAATGACTCTAATAACCCTCTAGATAAGCATCTCCACGCTCCTATAGGTTCTCCTGATCGCTCACCTCTATAACCTTTCCAATAGATCATATTTTTAGAGTTTAAATCATAAAAGTAACAATCTAAAAAGCCTACAAAATCAAACCCTTTATTAATTTGTTGAGCATAATAATTTAACAAGTTACTAGATAGTATATCATCACTACCTAACATTATAAAAGCATCGCTATCTAAATCCTTACAAACCTTTAAACCATTATTTAACTTACCTCCTAATGGTTTGTTTGGAGCTTGAGTATAATGATAACCGTAAGATTCGCATACTTTTTTATCTGCTTCACTACTACCTACCGCAACTACGTTAATATCATACTCTTCTTGTAATCTTATAACACAGTCATTAAACAACTTTAACGTGTCATATCTACCCCATACGGGAACTAATATAGTAAACTTCATATATGGCAAACTGTTTTTTCTTCCAAATAGCAAAATATAGGGAATAATCTTTCTAAAATAAAGCAATGATAAGTATAATAAGGACGATTAAATATCTTTTTACATTGTTCAGCGTTTAGTCTATCGTGTGATATGTAATTAGAATCGCTCCAAACCATTCTATTTAGCTTTTTATCGCTTTCTAACGCGTTTATTACAGGTATTAAATAGTTCTTGCAGTATTCTTCGTAAACCTCACTCTTAGCTATCCAATGATTAGAATAGATACCCTCCATTTTATGTCTAGGGTTTGTAATATCTATATCCCATTCTAATACTTTAGCTAGTCGTACGTAAATATCACTAAAAAGACTATGCCACGTATTACCTTGATTAACTAAATTAAGTTTAGGATTCTTTTTAAAAAAGCTAAATACATCGGGTTTAGTCTGGTAGTTTTCTATTTGATACTTGACGTATGAGCTTGTTTTATGGATTTTCTTATAAAACTTATGAGATACTACACCGTAATACTCGCAATCATTATAATCTTGTTCCTCATACATTTTTTTTATTACCCCTGATTCTAAAAGATGATTTGATGTAGGGTTAAAAAGAGGGATAAAGTCGTTAGTATCCCTCATATTAAAATGTAATTGAGTATTCTTATAGTAGATTTGTCTTACTCGTAACATAGCAAATCACTTAAACCTTTATCTATTAAGTATTCTGCTAATTTTTGATTTTTATCTAAGTCCTCTTGTGTATAAGTATATCTACCTATTAAAACTTTTCTATTAGGGTTTTTAAATTTCCATTTAAGGTCTTTATTAGGCTCTAAGTCTGTATAAACCTCTTGATTACTTTCCGCGATTGCTTTTTTTACCGTATCGCTTTGTCTTTTCTTTCTTGTCATATTTTTTTATTTTAAATATAAAAAAAAAGGGAGATATTTAAAACACCTCCCTCTTTAAACACACATCTATCACTATCCAACTACGTAACCCGCTACCGTTGTTTCTGTTGTTGCTGCATCTGTTTTAAAGAATTTTTTAGCTTTTCCTCTATTTACTCCTGAGAAAGTTAATACATCTCCTGTATCATCTCCTGGAGCAGCTCCTGAGTTCTTAGCATTCTCTGACAATTCTAGGCCGTCAGTTTCTCCTAAAACATAGTATTTGTCATTCTTATCCTTGAATAAAGCCACTAAAGAAGTACCTACCATGTTATTGATAGCATTTCTAATAGAAGTTGAAGTATCAATAGTTCTAAAAGAAAAAGTTTGATTATAAAAATAACCTGAGTTTGTACCTACTTGTAACTCCTCACTCCAAGAAGCTGTGTCTTTATGTACCACTACTTTATAAAATCCTTTGTATGTATCAAAAGTAATACCGTCGATTTCTCCAGTAACTGATTCAGAGTATGCGGAAATCTCTGACTTGTTAGCAAAGTAAATCTCATCTTTTTGAATACCTGGAACGTTAAAAGTATCATCACAACTTGGGCCTACCCAACCTGCCGTTATTAAACATTCTGCCATTGTATAATTTTTTAAAAGGGGAGTATTACCTCCCCGTTAATATTAATAGTTATCTACTGCTACCTCAGATGGGAAATGAATCTGAATACCTAAAGCGAATCTAGCCTTAACTAATACATTCTCTTCGTATTGATCCATGAATACCTTAAAGTCCATTTCTTCTCCGTCTACATCAACTGCTAAGATCAAGTTATCTCTTTTAGCAAGTACTAATTTATCAGTACCGTTCAATCCAGGAACTCCTACGATTTCGATGTTAGTACCATCTACATATCTCTTCTCGAATCCTTGATTGTAAACTACTGCTCCGTGAGTATCTCTATACGCTCTTTCGTACATTTTCGTCTTGTCATCTCCCATTAATACTACCCATTGGTCAGTATTGATAGTAGAATAAGCATCTACACCTAAACCATCATATAAAGCCTCAACAGCTCCGATAATATTAGAAGTAGTTAATGCACCTGTAGCACCTTCATAAGCAAGGTTACCAGTTTCGTCAGCAATAACTTTATTAAGTCCGTTTACTAAATCATAAGAAGATATCGCGTTAGGTGCTGTAGCTTTGTTACCGTTCCATA